GGATAAATATAACCAGCAAAACCTAAACCTGCAGTTTGTGTTCCTGCTCCTCTTAAATAATATCTTGAAGTTCCTAAATTATTTCCTTCTGACCAAGAAGTACCATTATATTCTTCTGAATTAGCAGTATGTCCACCTGGAATATCTCCTCCAAATGCTAAAGTTGCAGTTTGAGTTCCTGCACTTCCTAGTTCATATCTAGCTGTATTTAAAGCATTACCTGATGCCCAAACGGCTGCTGCTGTAGCAGAGTGTAATTTAATTATTCTAGTTGCAGAATTGTACCAAACTTGTCCTGTGTTTATAGTTGGATCAGTTGCTAAATCTTGAAGTGTAAAACCATTTATACCTTTATATTCAGCCATGATTATTTATCTTTCAACAACCAGCCTTGAGTCCCATCTGTAAAAACCAATGTTAACCCAGCTCGTTCAACACTTATTGTTAAATCATCTGTAGATCCAGCAATTTTTTCTGAACCATTAGCAGCAACAGTTAAAGCGTTAGAATCAAATGTACCTGCGTAATCTATAATTGAAACTTCATCTCCAAGAGTTCCTGCAGGAAGTGTGACTGTAAAAGCTGATGATGTTGTGTTTGCAAAAACACCTTGCCCAGCTGCTGCTGTAAAGTTTCCAGTTTTGACAGCTTGCCAATCTGTTCCGCCAGAGTTATCTACAAAAGCTAATGTGCCAGAACCGTCTGTTGTTAAAATTTGATTTGCATCACCATCAGCAGTTGGTAATGTCATTACTACTGTACCAAAACCTAATGCATCAGTAAACGTTGTACCATCTACAAAAACGTTTTTAAATTGTAAAGAAGCTGTACCTAAGTCTACATCATTAGTTGTAACAGGTATAATTCCTCCATCTGCCATTGTAAATTGTGCTGTACCTCCAGCTGAAAAAGCTAGTGTATCGGCAGCACTAAATAATAAACCTGTGTTAGCATCTCCTGTATTTGAAATTGCAGGAGCACCTGCTGATCCGTCAGCAACTGTAAGTTGACCTGCAATATCAACAGCACCAGAAAAATCTCCTGTTGCTGCATCTACTTCACCGGTTAAAGTTACATTTCTAAATCCTGAAATATCTTTATTTGAGTCTGCAATAACTGCTAATGAGGCAGATACTGTTCCTGCTGTAATACCATCTACTAAATTTAATTCAGCACCAGTTGAAGTAACAGCTGTTCCAGCATAATTAAGATTTGCAGCACCTATAACAATTTCACCAGTTCCTTTAGGTGTTAAAGCAATACCAATGTTTGTGTCTCCACCAGTAGCTGCTAAAATAGGATTGCTTCCAGCAGCATTGTTAGTAATTTCTAATTCATTAACCGCAGAGCCAGTTGTTTGAAATACAATTAATTGATTTCCGTTAGCATCTGCAATAAATCCACCATCTGCTATTTTTGGTGCAGTTAAAGTTTTGTTTGTTAAAGTATCTGCTGAAACTAAAGATACTAATGTAGAGTCAGCACCTTCAGGTAGTAACATAATGTTTGTTGCACTAGCTGAATGAGGTTGAGCTCTAATTATTTGACCATGTGAATTAGATTCACAATTAAATTGAATGGTACCTGAATTAGTATTACCTACAACAGTTACGTGTCCTGTACCTTTAGGTAATATATTTAAATCAATATTAGAGTCACTACCAGTTGCTGATAATTGTGGTCCACTTCCTGATGCAGCGTTTGTAACATCAAATTGGTTTACTGCTGAACCTGTTGTTTGGAATATAATTTGTTCATTGCCACTCTCATCACCAATAAAGTGTGCATCATCTATTAAAATATTTTGTGAGTTAGTATCTAAGTTACCACCTAATTGAGGAGAAGTATCTTGAACTATTTCTGTTAAGGCTGCTGAAGTTGCTAACCCAGCTACAACAACGGATCTTGCAACTTTTTTAAGACCACCACCTGAAGTATCAACTGCTAAAAAAGTATCATCCGCTGCAATAGTTGAAATTGCTGTTAAACTTGTAACTGCAACAGGATTAAAATTTGTTCCGTCTGCAATTAATAAATGACCTGCAGTGTTTGTAGCCATGGTAATATCATCACCAGATACTGTAAGATCTCCCCCTACAATTGCATTACCTGTTGTAGTTAAATTTCTAAAACCTGTTATATCTTTGTTCGAGTCTACTATAACTGCTTTTGAAGCTGAAACAGTTCCTGCTGTAATACCGTCTACTAAATTTAATTCTGCTGCTGTTGAACTTACAGTTGTACCTGCTATTGAGAATGCATCTGTTTCTAAAGTTCCATCTACATCTACATCACCTGATATATCTAAATTAGTAAATACAGAAGTTCCTACTGCTGTAATTTTATCATTAAATGTTGCTGCTCCTGCAGCTGACATATCTAAAGTTAAAGCTGTAATAGCTGAACCGCCATCATTACCTTTTATTAATATATCTTTATCAGATGTAGTTGATTTAATTATAAAATCTGTTGATGAGTTTGTAAATTCACCAAATGTAGTTCCTGCATCTTTTAAAAATATATCTCCACCGTCTGCATCAAGTACGATATCTGCAACAGAATCTAAAGTTATGTTTCCAGAACTAGTTGATTGAATTGTAACACCTGTGTGTCCGTCAACTGTAGTTGTGCTTGCTTGTGAATCAATTAATACTGCACCGGATGATGTTGCAAAACTAGATGCTGCATCTCCTAATGCTACAGTGTCTGCTGGAATAGATTGTGAAATAATTTCATTAATATTAGTACCATCAGCAAATAAAAATTTAGAACTTTTATCTGTAGCTGCAAAAGTTACACCTGATCCTGATGCTGTTTTAAATTGTACTGTGTGTGATCCTGATGTTCCGTTTACAACAATAAACGTTTTTTCTAAAGAATCTGGAACAGTTACAATTTGATTACCTGATATTGTTCCTGTAAGTTTTATAATAGCACTTCTTGCAACTGATGTAGATTCTGTTGCATCGCCGTCTGTAATTGTTAAAGTTGTAGTTGCTGCACCACCTGCAATAGATTTTTCTACATAACTAGCAACGGCTGCTTGAACCATGCTTAGATTGGTATTAGTTTTATCTCCCCATGTACCAGCGTTTTCGCCAGTTGCCATTAGTTCTAAACCGAGTGTTGTAAATGTTGATGCCATAATTTAATTCCTAAGGTGATGGAGAGTTTACAGGTATTCTGATTGTTCCATCAGTGTAGTCATCTCTACGTCTCTGACCTAACTGTTCTCCTCCAAATTTCTCAACTTCTTGTTTATATTTTCCTTCGTATAGTTGTAACATATCCATTGGTCCTTTTAAATACCCATATGCTTCAACTAAAGCAGCATATAGTAAACCATTAGGGAAATTTAAACTAATGAAATTTGTCTCGTTGCTAGAAGCTTCTAACTTAGCTGGTATAGCATTGTAATGAAATTTAAATACGTATGTAGCATTTGGTATTGGAGATAATAATATTGCTCCTGAAGTTGTGTTTGTGTTACCTGTTGCTCCACCTTTCATAGCATAATATTTAGGTCTTCCTGTAGCACGTGCACCATTAAATTCATCTAAGAACGTTACATCTCTTTTTTCTAAAAATATTGGATTATTAAAAGCTGCTGTAGAATCAGCAACTTCAACTGCTCTTATAACTAAAGCCCCTGCTGGCACATTTGCATGTTCTTGGTTTGCCACTAAATTATCTTGAGCTATTTTTCTATCTGCATCAATAGGTGCATCTCTATATATTCTATACTCTGCATTTAAAACTATATTCTCAATAACAGCATCTGTCAGCACGGTGCTAGTGACTTCTGTGTAGTTTCTAATCTGTGTTCTTAAATCTGAGTAACTAATTCCTGCCATATTATCCTCTTTGGTTTACAGGTCCTGCGAAAACAAAATCGCCTCCACCTGTTCCGCCTGTTGTTGCCGATGAAGCTAAACTAAAAGTAAAAGAGAAACTATATGATGTAGATACTCCGTTATCCGTAATTGAGCTTGTTGTTCTTGTTATTATATACGATCCAAAAACTTTTGCACCTGAATTATGTATTCTTGCTGTAGTAGCTGATGGTGTAACTCCAGTAATAGGAGCTGCTGTGCCTCTTGTACAGCCTGTTAGATTATTACCAGTTTTACCTGTATATTGAATTGTTTCGTTTGCAAATTTACCCACTAATAGCTCATTAGTTGTATCATCAGAAGTTAGTACCTTTTCAATAACAATAAATCCACTAGTTGGAAAATTAGTAGCATCTAATAAAGTTATAGTAGTATCTGTAGCACTTAAGGTTTCATTTAATGTAGTTTCTAATTCAAAAACACTTGAAGCAACACTGCCTGAAGAAGATTTTACAGATGTAAATCTAATAGCATCACTTGTTTGAAAAGGATTAGTATTAATTCCTTTACCATCAGGAGAAGTACGAACTAAAACTGAAGTTGAAGATGTAGAAGTTATAAAAGCGTTGTCCATTAAAACAATAGGAGTTGAAAATTCTATTCTATCAGGTCTTGCATTTTTAAGACCTTGCGTGTCTGAGCCTATTGTTCTTCTACTTAGCTGAGGATGTTTTTCTTCATATTCAGATGAATGAACAAAAGCACCACTCCATTCTTTAACCATTTCATTATATGGAAATTCAAATCCTGATCTATCTGATATTGCTTTTGAATATTTTGACATAGTTAAATACTAGGGTAATAAGTTTTAGGGGTTATAATAGTGCTTGTAGAAGAACCATCTTCTGCCAAAGCTCTTGCTAGTTCATCTTCATATAATAATTTCATTTGTTGCACTATTTGAGGATTAAATTTTTGTGATAAATAAAAAGCTAAACCAGATACCATACACGGTACAAATCTGTAAGGAACATCTGTTGCATCTGTATAAGTAGAGTCTACGTCTTGTATTCTTTTTACAAAATAAATATGAACAGCTTTTGCTGCATTACTAGAATCAGCTGTTGGATAAACAGTTACAACTGTTTTATCTATAAATCTTTGAACAAAATATTGAGAAGGAGTACCTTTAGATAATTTACTAGCTGATCCAGAATAAGTGGATCTGTCAATTTTTGTTAAAGCAGCATCAGCTTGACCTACAGCTGTTCTACTAGTTCTTAAAGTTGCTTCAAGAACATCAGCTACTCCATAAGTATTAGCAGGGTTTGTAACTGCACTTGTTCCATCACCGGTTGATCTAAACAAAGCGTATTCTGCTTGACCTTCAATAAGATCAATATCAGCTTCTCCTACTTCCCAGTAGTGTAAACCTCTATTACCCCATTCTTGAAAAAGAATATTTAAAGATCTTCTAGCTGATTTAAGCTGATTTCCAGAAGTTACTTGAAACCCAATTCGTTCATATGCCTCTGTGATTAAATCATCAACTGCGAACGTTTTGTCAAAAGTAACTGTGGCTGAAGTTGTATTGGCCATATATTACCTTCCTAATATTCTTTGATAAATTCAGCTACGATTGAATACATGTTTCCAGCATCTGCTGCGCCTGGAACCACAAAATTAATATCACCATTTGTATTAGCGTCTCTACTTGCTGGACAACCACCAAATTCTCTAAAGTCCCAATAACCTGTTCCTGTAAAACCAAGTAAAGGTCTATCACCATCTGAATCTTCAAAATCTAAACGAGCGAATGAATCTCCGCCATCTCCACCTTGAGCTGAGAACCATACTCTTTGTAATGTTCCTCTTGTTACAGCTTGTCCTGCTATATTTGCTGCCATTGCTGAAACGTCAAAAAATACAGTTGTTGCACCTGTTCCATCTGATTGATTTACTAATTTTATTACTACTCTCTTGTCGTTTTCTTGTAGGATTTCTGGTCCTGTTACTACGTCTGCCATTTTATTTACCCTCCTTAATTAAGTAAATTTAAGTGGGGCCGAAACCCCACTTAAGTTAATTGTTATTACGCTGCAAATACAAATGCACCTGTGACTTGAGTAGTCTCAGCTGCTAATTTTGTTGCAATGTGCCATGTAGCATTTTCATAACAAATGAAAGCAATCTGTCCACCAGTAGTCAACAAATTAGTTGTTGCGTTAGCTGGTGTGAAAGTTAATTTTGTTTCACCTGCTGCTGAAGTATCAAAAGTTACTTCACTTGAACCTCTTGATTCAATAACTGAACCTGTTGCAAAAACATCGGAACCAGCTGCATCAAAAACTAATGCTGTTGTTCCACCTGTAGTGTCTTTTGATTGACAATAAATTACTATTGTCCCTGCTGTTGCTGCGGGTAGTGTCATAGTTGCAGCTGCTGCACCTGTGTAATTGACTACAGAAATAGTGTCTGCTGCTAAAGTTACACCAGATGCTGTTGCTACATCTGAGATTGTTAAACCAGTTAAGTCAGGCATTCCTGAACTCATTCTAGTTGTTACTGCTCCAGTAGATGTGTTTTTAGTTGCTACTTGAAAGCCTTTTTCAGACCTTACCGGTCCGTTGAACGTTGTGTTTGCCATGTTATATTCCTCCTAGAATATTAAATGTAGTCCCTAGGGATGTCGACTGTATGCGTCTACATTTTATTTATTTAATATACAG